CCACCGGAGTCATGATCTCCGACCTGCCAGCCGGCACCTACCGCGTCTACGCCAAGATGACCGCCGGCAACGAAATCCCGGTCATCGACTGCGGCTACTTCTACATCTACTAAGGACCCATGCAAGTCACCGTCTGGACCAAGTCCGCCTGCCCCCAGTGCACGCTCACGAAGAACCTCCTGAAGCGCAAGGGCATCGAGTACACCGAGGCGGACCTGGAGGCAGACCCTGACCAGCTCGCCAGGTTCAAAGAGGAGGGCCTGATGCAGGCTCCCATCATCGTCCTGGGCCACGACGGCCGCCGCTGGACCGGCTTCCGGCCGGACCTGATCGAGGAACTGGCATACCTTGCCCCGGTGGCGGAATGACGGCTTCCGGGGGTCCACGAGAAAAGCTCGACTGCCCGCTGACTGGGACCGCCTGCGGGCGGTTGTGCTGCGTCGGTGCGGAAATCGTTGCGAGTGGACCGAGGACGGATTCCGCTGCCTCGCCGCAGCAACCGACGTCGACCACATCCTGCGCGGGGACCTGCACCAACTGTCCAATCTTCAAGGATTGTGCGGCAGGCATCACGGCCTGAAGACCAGCGCGGAAGCGAACGCCGTCCAGGCGGAGAAACGGAAGCTCCTCCGCCTTCCCGAGGAGCAGCAGCCCGGGGTCATTGACGGCCCTCCCCAACCACCCACACATCGAGGATTCTGAATATGGGAGCAAAAGGCCCACTGCCGAAAAGGTCGGAAGAGAGAACGAGGCGTAACCGCCCCGAAAATGAGGGCGGCGTGTCGCTCTCCAAGGGCGAGCGTGTCCCTTACCGGGTTCCCCCCGTTGACAGCGCCTGGCACCCCAGGGCCAAGCAGTGGTACCGCTCCCTGGCCCGTTCCGGGATGCGGGAGTACTACGAACTTTCCGATTACGAAATGGCCCGCATCCTCTGTGATGCGTTGACCGAGTACTACAAGCGGCCGACAGCGATGATGTTGGCCACGATCATGCAGTCCATGACATCCCTCGGAGTGACCGAGGGCGAACGCCGCCGGATGCGGATTGAGCTTGAGTCCCCCAAGGAACTTGAGACCCCCGCCTCCGTAACGGCCATTGACACATACCGCGCGCAGCTGGGGGTCCAGGAGGCCTGACCCTGCCGCATGAGAGGTAGGGGCCAGGTGCCCAACGCTTCACAGAATGTCCGAGGGGGTGATTACTATCCCTTCACTATCGCTTGAAGAAATTGAGCAGATCGAGCCCACGGCCGAGAATGCTCTCAAATACTTCCCGCCCTCATTCATTGGCCCCACGTGGCAGAAGGATGAGAGCGGCAAATGGCTGCTGCCCGAGCGCACGCTCGGTTGGGAGATCCTCGGATGGGTTGCCGAATGGCTGACCTTCTCCGACGAACGGCCTTTTATGTGCACGCCCGAACAGGCGCGGTTTATCCTCTGGTTCTACGCCATTGACCACCGCGGAAAATTCGCCTACCGCAAGGCCGTCCTTCAGCGAATGAAGGGATGGCCAAAACTGCGGCAAAGATCCGCTGGCCGCCGTGATGTCGATCGTCGAACTGATCGGCCCCAGCCAGTTTTCGCATTGGGATGAGAACGGCAACCCTGTAGGTAAGCACCACCCGGATGCTTATGTCCAGGTCACCGCAGTCTCGGAATCACAGACCGAAAACACCCGCGACGTATTCCCCGGACTAATCCCGGAGCGCACCCGCCAGGCCTTCGGCATGGATGTCCAGAAGGAAATCATCTACGCCCGCCAAGGCCGGCAGAAGCTGCGCACAATGAGCGCCAACTTCCGTTCCGCGGAAGGCGGCCGTGTCACATTCTGTGTGGCCAATGAGACCCACCACTGGACGCCGGGACAACGCGGCCCACAGTTTATGAACGTCATCACTAACAACCTTACCAAGGTCAAAGGTCGGCTCCTGTGCATTACCAACGCCTACGAGCCTGGCGAAGACTCCGTGGCACAGACCATCCGCGAGGAACAGGAAAAGGTCTGGGCAGGACTTGCCAAACCGTCGGGATGGATGTATGATTCGCTCGAAGCTCATCCTGACGCACCACTTACCGAAGAATGGGCAAAATGGATCGTTTCAACGATCCGCGGGGACGCCCACTGGCTCGACGTCGAAGACATCGTCAGTGAGATACAAGATGGATCCAAGACCACAGCTTCCAAAAGACGCATGTGGTTCAATCAAATTGTTTCCTCCGGAGATTCCCTCATTACTGTGGCCCAGTGGGACCGCATTCTTCAGCCCGGCTGCTACGGCGACAAGCGCGACCTCAAAAAGGGTGACGCTATTGTCATGGGATTCGACGGATCAAAAACGGATGACGCCACCGCCCTGGTCGCAATTCGCATTGAGGACAACCTGATTGTCCCGCTGGGAATTTGGCAGAACCCGGACCCCTCCGTGAAATGGCAAGTGCCAATCCTCGAGGTCGAGTCCGAGGTCCACCTCGCATTCTCAATGTATAAGGTCCACGCCTTCTTCGCGGATACCGCATATTGGGAGAGCCAAATCGACACCTGGTCTGACGCCTATCGTGAGCGGCTGCTCGTAAAGGCCAGCCCGCGCTCCACGGTGGGCTTCGATATGCGCGGCAACAAGGCCCGCATTTCCCAGACCACCGAGGCATTTGTCGGTTCCATCGTCGACGGCCGCGTCAAGCAAAACGGCCATCGACTTATGCGAATGCACGTTTTGAATACTAAAAGGCGCACCAACACCTACGGCCTTTGGTTTGGAAAGGAATCGTCTGAGTCCCCCAGGAAGATTGACGGCTTTGCCGCCGGCTTCCTCGCCTATATGGCACTGACCACCCTCGCCGAGTCCGGCAAGCAACCCCCCAAGGAATTCAGCCGAAAGCTGTACACCTTCACTTAAAACTCACAGGAGAACCATTGCCGACCTTCGACGAATTTTCCCGGGGGCAGCGGGATCAGATCTACGCCAATCCTGACGTGAAGGCCGGCAACTTCGACATGGAGCTGGTCGAGGACATGCTGCTGTGCCTGTCGCACGACCGGGTCGAGTACGACCTGTGCCACGACTATTTCGACGGCAAGCAGCTCATGCCCTACGCGCCCCGCAATGCGACCCCGCAGATCAGGGATCTCCAGAAAAGAAGTATTGCAAACTGGATTCCACTTTTGGTCAACTTGCCGAGCCAAATGAGCTTCGTGGACGATTACCGCCGGCGCACGGCAGGCAAGCTCGATTCCAAGGATGCAGCCAAGAAAGACTCCGCGGAGAACTCCAACACCGAATGGGTCCTGTGGCAAAAAAATCGCATGGACGGGCGCCAAGGAACCATCTACCGCTCGGTCCTGCTGTACGGCCACGCCTTCGTCGCGGTGAACAATATCGACCCGAAGAACATCCGCTTCGACATCCTGCCGACCCGCCACACTGTGGCGTACTTCAGGGATCCGATCAATGACATCCGGCCGTCCCACGTCCTGACGATCAAGAGCTACCCGCGCGGCGAGAAGTACCCGGGCCTCGCGGTCTTCTGGGACGACGTCTACCGGTGGGAGATGACCTACGCCGCCAACGGCAAGCTCATCGTCAAGGGCAAGCCCTTCGCCCACGGCCTGGGCAAGTGCCCGGTGATCCGGTATACCTGCTTCCTCGATGATGAAGGCCGCACGAGAGGCGTCGTCAAGCCCGCCATTCCGCTGCAGGACCGCCTGAACCAGGCGACATTCTCCACGAATGTGACGAGCGATTTTGGCGCCTTCAAGGTCCGCTACGCCGCCGGCCTCATGCCTTCCTTTAAGAAGGACGAGAATGGCGACCTGATCCTGGATGCGAACAACGAGCCGATCCCTGAACCGATCGAGATCTCCCAGGCCTCACTCTTGCTGAGTGACGATCCGGCGACCAAATTTGGACAGCTGGAGGAGACACCGCTCGATGGATATATCCGCCAGGAGGAGCAGGCCGCGAGGAACTTCACCACGCTGAGCCAGTTCCCCCCGCTGGCCTCCATCTCCAACCTGGCCAACCTGTCGGCCGAAGCCTGGGCCGCAGCCGAGGCCCAGTTCATCAGATGGATCGACTCCCTGCACGTCACCCTGGGCGAGTCCCACGAGGAGCTGCTGCGCACCGGGGCCCTGGCCGCCGGCGACCAGGCCGGCGCCGAGTCCTACGGCGGAGAAGTCCGCTGGCGTGACATGACCACCAAGACGGTGGCCGTCATGATGGATGCGCTCGGCAAGGCAGCGACCATGCTTGACGTTCCGCGCAAGGGCCTGTGGCCCATGATCCCGGGCGTCACCAACGGCCAGCTCGACGACTGGGACGTGCTCCACGAGGAGCAGATCCAGGAGATGCAGGAGCAGGACGTGAAGCTCGCGCAGGCCACGGCCGCACGGGCCCAGAAGGTCTCCGGCCAGCCCCAGGGCGCGCCGAAGCCGACCTCCCCCAACGGCACGCAGAAGAAGCCGCTGAATGGCAACTAGCCCCGAGGTCCTTGCGGCCGAGCGGCTCCACCAGGCCGCCCAGGCCAGGCTCGGTTTCGCCGCAGCCTTTCTGTCCCTTGCCGAATGGCAGGCCGTTGCCCCGTTGAACCCGGCGGGCACGGCCGCCTCATGGCTGACGTTCTCCCTCAAGGCAATCGTCGCCATCCGCATATTGTCCCGAAGACTGGCAGTCCAGCACTACCAGTTGATCCGGGCTCTGGAGACCGGACGCACGCTCGGCGTGCCGGAAGGGTTTCCAGCCACTACAGGCA